GTATCAGAAGAGATGGTTGCAGACCCTAAGATCTCAAAGAACATTGAGTCGGCAATCGCTTATGTCGGCGGTCGATGCGAGACACTTTTCTCTGGCGTTTACGTCCGAAAGAATGTGCCCGGATTGATTGCGATACTAAGNATGAATGGATTAGCGACATGAAAGGAATATAATAATGGCTAGAAGAAAAAACACAAAAAGAATTGACCCTCGGTATTTTTTACACGAGACGACGCTTAGAGATTTGAATGAAAACGAAGGGTATGTGGCACCCCCGGGCCTTGATGATCTCCTAAGCCGCTTAACTGACCCCGCTCAAAGACAACAAGTCAAGACTGAACTTNATCAATCGGGAGTATTTCAGTTAGATCCGATAGAAGATAAAGAGAAGATAAAATCTATCATTAATCGCATGCGTGGTAACTCTACAGATCAAGTATTGGATTTCATATTAGTTACAATAGCGGATGAAGTCTTGAAGGTAAGCGTATAATGAGAATACTAAGTATGAATGGATTAGCAACATAAAAGGAAAACTATAATGGCTATAAGAAAGAACACAAGAAGATTTGATCCTCGTTACTTTATGGACGAGAAGACAGTCCTTAATGAAAAAGATCTTTCCGCAGAAGAGAGGAGAGATCTCCCTGATAGTGATTTTGCGCTAGCCGGAAAGGGTGAAGGACCTGAAGGCAAACAAGCCGGCTCATATCCCATCCCAGACGAAAAACATGCCCGAAGCGCATTAAGTTTAGTTGCGCAACACGGCACCCCAGAAGAAAAAGCTAAGGTCCGCGCGGCAGTAAAAAAGAAGTTCCCCGGTATTAAGCAAGAAAACTGATGATATGATGAAGTGGTGGCAGGAGTTAAACGATTGGCTTTCTTGGAGAGGAGTCACATGGAATGACATATATTATACCGTAGTTGCCATAAGTACATTAACCATAATAATAGGCTATTCGATATGGATGTTAGCAAAATAAAACAGATAATTCTAAAAGGCTGGAATCTTTTTACAACAATCGATCTGGTGCCCTTTGTGATACTGGCTGCAATATTTGCCTACATGGGTCAACAATATAATAGCCTAGAAAAAAGAACCCATCAGATCGAGAAAGTTATAAACGAGGGAATATATATCCCGGAACCACCATCACCACCAATCATATTTGAGTCTGGAGAATCATGCAATTTATAAAACAAAAACTACCTGATGGGTTGAAGGGACTGAAAGTGCAGCTAAATGAGAGACTTGTAGACGCGTCACTCTATGCCTGCTGGCTAACTTTGGTAGCACTATTGTGGGTTGATGCACTTCTAACTGGTATTTGGATTTTTTAAGGAGAAAGAGATGGAAGAAGAAGATAAAAACGGATTTGTTGACACATGGTTGATGAAACTCACATCAAGAAAACTATTAGTGTGGATCACAGCCACAGGGCTAGCCTTGTCTGGACAACTGACCAGCGGCGACTGGGTTGTTATCTCCACTGTCTTTATCGGTGCACAAGGCGCTGTAGACATTGTAGAGAGACTGAGAGGGTGATGTGACCGCTAAGATAGTATTGCAATTTGTTATAAAGAATTGGAAAAGCATCTTAATGGTGCTTCTCTCATTAGGTATTATCGGTAAGATGCGCTATGATTATAAACAACTACAGCGCGCATACGAGGTCACAGAGGACTCCCTCAAAGCCCAAATCGATGGACTCAAAGACATCCACCAGCGCGAAATAGCAGCACGTGAAGAGACTCTCAACGAGTATCACGACTTGCTTAAGCAGATTGAAAGCGACTATTTAGAGAGCCAAGATGCGCTCCAAGAGTTAATCGAGCGTAGAAGAGAAGAGTATGGAAGACAATTTTCAGAAGACCCCACATCGCTGGTTGACGAGATTCAAACAATGTATGGATTTGATTATGTTCCTTAGTCTATTGATACTATTATCCAGCCCAGCGTCCGCTGACGAGGGAAAGTTCACTTTCTTGGGTGAGCAACAATGCGCACCGTTTGAAGGCGTTCTGTTCGACCCTCCTGCATTGGCTTCAATCCTTGCAAGACAATCCACGGCAAATCTAGCATGCCAAGCACGCATAGAATATGAGTTATCTGTGGAGGCTGCAGACTATGACTTGCAGATCCGAGAGCTACAGATCTCTTTCAATGCACTGAGAGAGGAAAGCACCCTTATGATAACACAAAAAGATTTAGAGATACAACAGCTTCAAGAATCCATTCTGAGCCAGTCTTCTGATAACAAGCTGTGGTGGTATGTCGGAGGCATTGCGACCGGTGTGGCGGCATCCTACGGCGCGTATAGGCTATTCAATGAGTGATAAAGACAAACTAAATAAAGTTGCTGCCTACGAGAAGGCAATCGCCGAGAAATACGGCGCCGAAACAGTTCAAAATCCACATGCGAATTGGGATGAGGACAAAGAAAAAGAATATCTCGAACAACAGAAAGAATTATATAAAAAAACGATGACAAACGAGAGATATCAAGAGAAAATTGATGTTAATGGAATAAAGGTATCAAAGAAACTATTTAGTAGAGACTCTTTACAACGATGTCCGATTTGTCTTTCTCTGTCGAAAAAGGCAGCTGACGATGTTTGTTTTCTAAAATATGAATGTTGCCATAGTTGTTATATTCATTATGTAGAAGACAGAGAGGAAAGATGGGCAACCGGTTGGAGACCAAAAGGAAATAAATAATGGCAACAGTATACGAAATCATACAAGGACTAGCACAGGCAGCAGCCAACTCATATGACGGCGCACTAGGAGAGGATTACGAACCTGACAAGCCTGGAATCCTTCGTAGAGAAGAGGGTAATGCTCTCATCGACCGAAGGGTCATGGACGGCTTTAACGTTAAGTTTTATGGCGACATGATGTGTTTGAGCTACCAGTCTGAAATTCAGTTAAAGGAAGTTTATGCTTCTGGTTTTGAAGGCGATACCGATCAGCGTTTGTCTGATATTGCTGGTTGGCTTAAGAAGGAATACAAAAAAATCACGGGAGACTCTGTTGCTTTGACTGAAGTGGGAGAAATCGATATTAGAGTTGAAAACTCCTCTCGCGTTCGCACTTGGGTCACTGCCAAGAAACACTATAAGATTGGCGGACTAAGTGAAGAGATGAATTTGGAAACCGGTTCAGAAGCATCTGTTGAGAAAAGCTGGCAATCATTCCTTGAACTTGGCGGCTGGGATGGCAACGGTGGAAAGAGACCAGAAAATGATTCACGCAAAAAAGGCTCGGAGGTAGAGAAATGAGAATTTCTATTGATAGACTTAAAGAGATTATCTTGGAAGAAGTAAACACAGCAACGCAGTCGAACATTGAGGAATGCGGTGCTGATATGGAAGTAATAGATATGGGATCCCCAGAAGGCTTTGAAGGCGGTGATGAAGGATTCGAAGAGGGCGGCATCGAGGCACTTGTAGCAAAAGCAATGGAGGCAATTGCCGACTTGGCTTCAGCAGCAGGCTCCGACATGGCTATGGCAGACGATCACAACCACGACCAAGAAGAGATAGAAATCGTAGAAGATGAATGAGTTTCACTTTAACCAAAAAACAACAAGTAAAGGAAATACTTAAGTGCGGTAAAGATCCGTCATATTTTCTCAAGACATATGCACGTATCTCTCATCCAATGCATGGACTTATTTTATTTGATACCTATGACTTCCAAGACGACCTACTACATGATTTTAACGATTATCGTTTTAATGTTATTTTAAAAGCGCGCCAGCTAGGGATCTCAACGATCACAGCTGGTTATATTGTATGGTTAATGTCATTTCACCGCGATAAGGCAGTTTTGGTTATGGCAACCAAGTTTGCCACCGCAGGAAACCTTGTAAAGAAAGTTAAGAACATTATACGCAACTTGCCTGATTGGCTGCGCATGGCGTCGATTAAGGTAGATAACCGAAACTCGTTTGAGCTTTCCAATGGTTCTTCGATTAAAGCAGCCTCAACCTCTGGTGATGCCGGACGTTCGGAAGCCTTGTCTTTNCTCGTGCTTGACGAGGCTGCACATATTGATGGGCTTGAAGATCTTTGGACTGGACTATATCCTACCTTGAGTACTGGTGGTAGGTGCATCGCACTGTCGACCCCTAATGGTGTCGGAAACTGGTTCCACAAGACTTGTGTTGATTCAATCGCAGGGACAAACAACTTCAAGCTTACAGACCTACCATGGCAAGTTCACCCCGATCATGACGAGGTATGGTTTCGCAACGAGACCAAGAACATGTCCAAGCGCCAAATCGCGCAAGAGTTAGAATGCAATTTCAATGCGTCAGGTGAAACAGTTATTGATGCCAAGTGCATGGAATGGTTAGAGAGCACGACAAAGGAACCGCAATATCGAACTGGCTTCGACAGAAACTTTTGGATTTGGGAAGAGTTCGATCCTTCATGCAATTATCTGATGACAGTAGATGTATCAAGAGGCGACGGTGCTGACTATTCAACATTTCAAATACTTAAGCTAGAAACTCTTGAATTCATTGGAGAATATCAAGGCAAGCTGACACCTGATTTATTTGCTAACATGCTAAATCAAGTTGGTCGAGAGTTCGGAAACGCAATGATGGTGGTAGAAAATAATAATATTGGATATACAGTACTTGACAAACTCGTAGAATACGGTTATCCTAATTTATATTATTCTATTAAATCAACGCATGATTATATTGAACAACATCAGGCAGAAGCAATGAACTCAGCCATAGCCGGCTTTTCAACCACCTCAAAGACACGCCCGCTTATCGTCGCGAAATTAGAAGAGTTTATAAGAAATAAACTAATTAAAGTGTATTCGACTAGACTAGTGGGTGAGATGAAGACTTTTATTTGGAAAAATGGCAAGCCGCAGGCAATGAAAGGTTATCATGATGATTTAATCATGGCACTTGCGATTGCGTGCTGGGTTCGAGATAACGCACTTCAGAACTGCGCTCGCGACCTAAACTATCAAAAGGCTTTCGTTGATTCGATTATTACAACTCGCACCACCATGAACACTCGGATCCCGGGCCAACATGGATATCGCAGAGACAACGCATTAGATAAACAAACTGACGAGGCAAGAAGCCTGTATGAACAATATAAATGGATTATTAAGTGAGGTTATAGATGCCACCCCCTAGCAACAATAAAAGTACGGTGAATAGCCAAAACGCGTTATTTAAGGCGCTGACAAGACTGTTTTCAGGTCCGATCATAAGCTACCGCTCCCAATCTGGTCGACGCATTCGTCGCCAGCACCTAGATAAGTTTAGCTCTCGATTTAAATCTGCTTCCGGTCAGCAGTTTAAAAAGACAGTCAGGAGTCCGCTAGATGTTGTTGCAACAAATGCAATAGCGAACCAGCGGCGCGCCGAACGATATGTTGACTTTGATCAGATGGAATACGCACCAGAGATCGCTTCAACAATGGATATCTACGCAGACGAGATGACGACTTATTCTGAGTTGCGCCCTATGCTTAATATCAAGTGCCCGAATGAAGAGATCACTGCAGTGCTGGACTCATTGTTCGGAGACATATTAAATTTAAAGTATAACCTATTTGGTTGGGCTCGCACAATGTGCAAGTACGGAGACTTCTTCCTATACCTCGACATTGACGATAAGTTTGGAGTGCAGTCAGTTATTGCCCTTCCGACTTCCGAAGTAGAGAGATTAGAAGGAAAGGATTCAACAAACCCAAACTACATCCAGTATCAATGGAACTCTGCAGGATTGACCTTTGAGAACTGGCAGGTTTGCCATTTCCGTGTCTTAGGGAACGATAAGTACGCACCGTACGGAACCTCTATTCTTGAGCCTGCGCGCCGCATCTGGCGCCAGCTAACACTTATGGAAGATGCTATGATGGCATATCGTGTTATCCGCTCATCAGAACGACGCGTCTTTAAGATTGATGTCGGAGGCATTCCNCCACAAGATGTGGAACAGTTCATGCAAAAGACTGTAACGAACCTCAAGCGCCACTCTGTGGTTGATCCTAAGACAGGTAAGGTTGATCTTCGCTACAATCCGATGAGTATAGAAGAAGACTATTTCATCCCAGTCCGACCGGGCTCAACAACAGACATTACATCTTTAGCCGGCGCACAAAATATCACAGCCATTGATGATATTAAATATCTACGAGACAAGCTTTTCTCAGCACTTAAGATTCCTCAATCTTATCTTTCAATGGGTGAAGGTGCCGACGAAGATAAAGCAACTCTAGCACAAAAGGATATTAGATTCGCAAGAACTATTCAAAGACTGCAAAGAGTTATCATTGCAGAACTGACGAAGGCTGCTGTAATCCACTTGTACACGCTTGGATTTAGGGGCGATGACTTGTTAAGCTTTGAGCTAACATTAAACAACCCATCAAAGATTGCAGAGCTACAAGAGATTGAGTTCTGGAAGCAGAAGTTCGATATTGCAGCTTCAGCTACAGAAGGCTTCTTCTCTCGTCGTTGGGTAACCCAAAATATCTTTGGCATGTCGCAGGAAGAGTTCTTAAGAAACCAG